AAGGAATAAACAACAACATTCTTAGCAGCTTGTGCCACCAAACCTGTACGCTCAAGTATGCCACCATCAGCTAATACTTTTGCACCATACTCAATCCACTCAGTGTCACCGGGTGTGCCAGTAGCACTGATGCCAATGCGTACTGTTGCCACTGCAGAGTTACGATTGACAATGTTAATATTGAATGTAGCAATCTTTGCAGATGGTACTGTATACACTGTGGTGTTTGTAGCTGCACTAGGTGCAAACTGTCCTAAGATTCCTGTAGCCATTGTTATCTTCTCCTGTTAGAAACTAGCAAAGAACAAGGCTTTGCTATTTGAAAAACTTGGTGGTACATCTGCCCACACTGGCACACTTCCACTACCTGCTGAAGTAATAATTTGACCAGCAGTACCAGCTAAACTATTTAATAATAAACCAGTGGTGATGTTTGGTGTAGTCAATACTGGTGTAGTAAGAGTCTTGTTTGTCAGAGTCTGAGAATCTGATGTACCTACGACAGTACCTGATGGTGCAGTTTTAGTTGCCCATGTATCAAGGTCAGGATCCCAAGCCTGTACATTTGTACCAATAGCCAACCCTAAGTTTGTTCTAGCTGTGGCTGTATTAGCAAGGTCTGATAAGTTGTTAGCTCTCTGTGCATATCTAACATCTGACTGAGCTTGTGTATATACATTAGCCAACTCAAAAGCAGCATAGGCAACAATGTCAACAACATCCCCAACAGTGGCTCCAGATGTCAGCACAACAGTTAAGCCATCAGTGGCTGTAAAGTCTGCTGTTACTTGCAGCTTAGAACCATTCAAGTATACATCAACATAGCCTACATCGTATGTTGCTGAGAAGGTTGTTTGAGAGGCCGTTGCTATGTATACAGTTCTTTCTGCTGTACCATTGACAGCAGAGCCAGCAGCCACCCAAGAAGAACCTGTGTAAACATACATGATGTTACCAACAGAGTTCCAGTACAGAGCACCAGTTAGAAGAGCATTGCCATCATTGTCCAATGTAGGCACAGTGGATTTGCTACCTAAATATCTATCATCAAAAGCGTCATAGCTTGCAGCAGCAGCAGTAGCACTACCAGAGGCAGCACTTGCGCTAGAGGAAGCATTGGAAGCTGATGTGGCTGCATTGCCTTCACTGGTAGCAGCGTTGCCAGCAGAGATGGCTGCAGCAGCAGCAGAGGCAGCAGCAGTGGTGGTGCTACCAAACAACACATCAATGTAGTTCTTAGTGGCAGCATCTTGAGCACTGGTGGGATCACCCATTCCAGTGATCTTGCTAGTACCCATAGCGATAGCACCAGACATTGTGCCGCCTGTCAAAGACAGTTTCAATGCAGCTTGAGTGTCTACATATCCCTTAGTGGATGCATCTGTATTAGCAGAGGGTGTACCAACACCTGTAATCTTGTTAGTACCCATTGCCAATTCGCCTGACAGTGTACCGCCAGATAAATTAAGCTTAAGAGCATCAGCCGTATCAACATAAGTTTTAGTGGTGGCATCGCCACTAGAAGTTGGAGTGCCTAAGCCTGTGATCTTATTAGATCCCATAGCAATAGCACCACTCATAGTGCCACCAGACAAGTTGAGCTTAGTGGCTAAAGCGTTAGTCATTGTGGTGGCAAAGTTGGGATCATCTCCCAAAGCTGCTGCCAACTCATTCAATGTGTCTAGTAAAGCTGGTGAGGAATCAATGAGGTTGCTGATAGATGTATCAACATAAACCTTAGTGGCTGCGTCAGCATTTGATGTAGGAGTACCAAGACCTGTAATCTTGTTTGTTCCCATAGCAATAGCACCCGACATAGTGCCACCAGAAAGGTTGAGCTTTAGTGCATCTGCTGTGTCTACATAGCCTTTGGTAGCTGCATCACCTGAATTGGTAGGAGATGTTAAGTTGGTGATTGTGGCTGCTGAAGAAGCATCCATGTTCAATCCACCATTGATGGTGACATCGTTGAATGTTGATGTGCCTGTAGAGGCTGTAACATTACCAGTGACATTGCCTGTCACATCACCAACAACAGGACCAGTGTGTGTACCTGCAGTGTTACCAGTAACAGCACCAGTAAGACCACCAACAAAACCTGTAGTGGCTGTAATTGTTGTACCTGTAATTGCCTGTGCAACACTAGCACCAATCACTGTACCATCAACAGTACCTGCATTAATATCTGCAGAAGCAATTGTTGCTGCTGTGTTGACAGTAAGGTTTGTAACAGTAGCTGCTGCTGGTGAAGCACCACCAATAATAGCAGCGTCAATCGTGCCACCATTAATGTCAGCGGTGTCAGCAACTAAGCTGTCAATGTTAGCTGTACCATCAATGTATAAGTCTTTAAACTCTAGAGCACTTGTGCCTAAGTCAATGTCATTGTCTGTTACTGGAACAATAGCACCATCTTGAAAGCGCACCTGCTCAACAGCAGCACCGCCTACCTCAACAAACACGCCATGACGATTGTTACCTGTGTCGGTAGCAATCTTATTTAGTAAGTCACTGTCGCCAATGACAGGAACAGGATGTCCTTCAGCAGTAGTGCCATCGTGCTTGTGACCACCCGCCACATTAAACGCATCACGCAGAGCGTTATACTCATTGTTAATAGGAGCCGCACGGACTACACCCGTTGGTACAATATCAGCAGCAGATTGTCTTACATAACCTGTCAAGGTAGTTCTCCTTAGCGTCTGTCATTCATTGAATAATTCAAGACCAAGCCCTGAATTGTATGACTAGCATTCGTATCATTAGTCACATATTTGAAAGCAATGGAAAATCCAGAGCCTTCGATGTTTGTCTTTTCCACTGGTGATGGATTACCATCGTAAATTGCTGAAGCATCATAGATGGCTTCGTTGTAATAAGCAGCAGCACCCGTAGTTGAAATGTTATAGTTGGCTGGATTGAAGACATTAATGGAATCATCAAAGTCATACGATACACCCATCACAATACTGGTAGAGCCTTCACTTCTCATGAAGGTAGAGATGTTATAGAAATTCTTTCTAATTGTAGGATCTTGGAAATAATAGAAAGGTGTTTGGTAAACACTTAAGATCTCTGTAGAATTAAAAGAAGTTCCTGTCTCTTGTTTATACACCTTACCAGTAGCATCCCCATGAATAACAATCTCATCTACACCAACATATCCACTTGAAGCGCATGTTGCTGGAAAGCCATAAAGCTGACTATACTCAAAGGATAGTCCACCTTCTCTTTCCCTCAAACCACCTAACAAACCAAAGGTTCCCTCTGATGGAATGAACAACCTAAACTGTGACTTCTTCCTAATAACAACTGAACTCAACAACTCTGGATCAATTGAACCAGCTACAAGTTCTTGTAAGATTGCTGTAATGGTGAATTGAATTTGTTTTGAAATTGTTTCCAACTCCACATCACCAATCTTACTTGTTCCAGCCACTGGTCTAAAACCATCAGGACCAAGGAACACTAGATTACCACCCAGTTCTATCACACTATCTGGCACAACACAACCTAAATTTGTTGTCACTTCACTAACCACAAAGTCAGCGATGTTAGTGCCTGTCAAACTCTTAATTGCATTCTTACCAAAGATATACAGCGTATCTCTAAACTGTTTAATCTGAACAATCTCAAAGCCAACATTAATAACAGCAGCCCCATTAGCAGGATTAAAGTTTGTCTCTGCCAAAGGAGAAGAAACATATAAATTATAAGGGTCTGTTATATCACCAGCCAAGAACAAATGATTCTTAAAGGCTGCAGAATACTTAGGACTATTAGGAGCATTGGCATCCGTAATCTGTGTGTATGTAGTTCCATCATACACAGCAGCCGGATTGATTCCATCAGTTAATACAAACTTAGGAGCACTCCAGTTATACCTAGTAAACCTAACTTTCTTAACTCCAACCATCGTAACAGTTCCGGGAGTTGATATGGCTGACCAAGTAGATGAAGAAGCCACCCACTTATAAAAGTAGTTTGTACCTGCTGAAGCTTTACGACAAGCAAAGATACCATCATTTAAGTTTTCAGCTACAAACACACCAAGAACATTACCTGTGCCTGTCACTGTTCCATAGCTATTAGCAAATCCACTAATCCGTCTATAACCACCAGTAATAGCTGGCTCATAATTAATTAGCTGTGTGGCTGACCCTTGGTATATCTCACCTTGAGATAGTACATCCCTATTGGTGTTCATGCCACCAATAGATGTCACCTTAAAGCCATTAATTCTATCTGCCATTAAAACACTCTAGCGGAGAAAGAAGGAGCAACAATGATAGTTGAACGCATGTACATAGGCTCATCTAACAAAAGCCTACGCATCACTCTAATACCTGAATCAAACTTCTCTTTATACATGGTTGCTCCTTGTTCATTAGATCTGAACATGAGCATGTAGAACATAGCACCATCAATTAACACACTGGTAAATCTATCAGGAACAATACAAACATCTGTAGATTCTACCAAGTCAGCAGGGAAAGACCAATACTTATACTCCACTTGATATGCTTGATCAGGCAGAGGAGTGATACCAAACTTAGACTCCTGTGTCTGATAGATATATCTAGGAACAGCATAACCACCTGTACCATTCATATCTTCTTTAGGACGATGGTTGTCTAGGTAGTCAGTGTATGTTAGTACAGGAAGATGTTGTGGTTCATTATTTGCTGCTGTAAGTTTCTTAAGATAGAAACTTTCCCAGTCAACAACAGAAGTGTTAGCAGGAAAACTATATTGTCCTGTACCAACAGTCATTGTTTGAGTGTTGGTGGTCAGAGCAAAAGGCCACTCTTGAGCACCATGCATCAATTCTCTAACGGATGAATTGACAGCATTCTTGGCTAGAGCTTGGATGTTTCTAGCCCCATCGAATTCGGTGGAGTCTTCC